TAGTTTGTTGATTCGTTTTCTTGTAGTGCTGTTTGTTTCTTGTTGATGTTTACGTGCTTGTTAAACCATGGAATAGGACTGGATCTTGGATGTTCGTCTGCATACTTAACTCCGATTTCTTTCAATCGAGTAAATGCAGTGTAGTCAACGAAGTCACGTAGAATTGTAGCGTTAAGGCCGATAACAGGACCTTTACTAAACAAGTAGTCTGCCCATTCCTTTTCTTCGCGGATAACATCCATGTACATTTGATATACTTCGTCTGCACATTCAGTTTCTAATTTAACAAAATCTGGATCATCTTTGGTTACGTTGTTGATTAACCAAGCAGTCCATTCTGCGTGTAGTATTTCATCTTGTAGGATCAAACTGATAATGTTACCGTTGCCGATATAGATCTTGTTTTCTACCATGGCAAGACTTGTAGCGAATGATACCATGAAGCGTAGAGCTTCTAGTGCATAGCTGGCATTTAATGCTAACCATATAGCTTTCTTATGTTCTTGTAGATCAATCTCAATACCACATTCTTTCTTACAATTTAATTGATGCAGATCTTCGTAGTACTTGCCGATGTTAGCGGCCATCTCTACGATTTCTTTAGTATCGTGGATCTTGTTAAATTCTTCTTTAGGTACACCATACACGTTACGGATAATGTGACTGTATGATTTACTATGAATATTAGTTTCAAAGAAACTCCAATTGCTTACCAGTGCTTCGAGTTCCGGAATTGAAATAACAGGACTGAATACTTGGTTAGGCGCACGACCTTGGATCGAGTCTAGTGCAGTCTGGCGTAACAAATTGCTGGTAAAGATATGTTTAACAGCATCTGATGCTTCCTTATGATCAATCTTATCTTTGGTAAGACTGATCTCTTCTGGCACCCAGAAGAAGCCACGAGCAAGTTCTTCAAACTTAGCAATCTTAGGATATTTCACTTCCTCGAAACGTTGTACTGTAACCGGACCTTCTGGGTCAAGGAACATCTTACGCTTCAGGTAGTTGGTTTGTTTTGATATATCGTATTGTTGTTTGCTCATAGTTTGCATGCCTCGCAGTCATCTTCATCTGCGTATATAGTTATAGGCTCTCCATTTAAAACTGGTACATCATGAGTATAACCGTTTACTTGATTAGTACCTGTTACACTGACTTTTGCCCCAACTTTATTGATCAAGCTATAGTATATAGTCTTTATGCCCCATTTGTAAGCCAACATTAAGTTTTTGGCTATTAAAGTCCCTGGAACTTTTCCTTCTGGAAAATGTGCTGGATTGTAGAATGTATTTGTGCTTAGACTTTGATCAATATACACAGCCAATACTGCGGCTGTTTTTAGATATGCATCACAGTCTTTCTGATCCCACATTAGCTGATAGCGGTTCTTCAAACGCTTGTATTCTGGTACAACCTGTACAAAGCTACCTGCTTTAGATTCCTTCACGCTAATCATTTCCATCGGCATTTCAATTCCGTTGGTGGAGTTTAGAACCACAGAGCTAGATTCTACAGGCGCAACTGCCATCAATGTAGCATTGCGGATTCCGTATTGTTTCATCTTCTCCCGTAGACTTTCCCAATCCATGCTAGGAGCGAAATCAGTTAGTTCATTCACGCCCGGATTACGACGCTCCCAAGGAAATATTCCCTTACCGTAATAAGTGTACTGACTACGTCCGCATGGCCCACGTTCTTGGGCAAGCTCGACACTCATTTCAGTTAGGAAGTAGGCTTGATGTTCCATCCAGCGTTTGACTTCTGCAAGTGCATCTGTTTCACCGTATTTTAAACTACGCTTGGCATGCCAATAGGCCAAGTTAGTAATACCAACACCTAATGGTTCAAAATCGGTATTTGCCATTTTGCTTTGGACACTCAAGAAGTCTTGATAGTTTAATAAGTTGCTTAATGAACGGACTAGCACACGACACGCTTTGCGCATCTGCTGTGGATTGTTAAACGCACCCCAGTTGATTGAACCCAGCGTACATAGGGCAATACGTCCCTCTGGATCTTCTATACGCTGGAAAGGCCTCGTGGGCAATAGGATTTCTTGACACAGATTACTTTGGTAGATAGGATCTACAGTAGTATCAAATGGTCCTTGATTAATAACGTTATCAATGTTTACTAGATAGATACGGCCTGTATCTGTACGTTCCTTTAGGATACCATTCTTGAAGATTTCTTCAGCACTAACGACTTTTTTCTTCTTGGTCTTATCTGCTTCGTATTTTAGATATAGACTCTCAAACTCTGCAGAGTCACGATAGTATGCTTCATACAAATCAGGAACTTCAGCAGGATCAAACAAACTGATAGTTTCACCCTTGCGGTAGCGATTCCAAAACATCTTGTTAACTACTACTGAGTAGTCCATCTGTCGTACACGAGTTTCCTCTGTACCTTGATTATTCTTTAAGACTATCAAGTCTTCAAATTGCGCATGCCAGACGGGAAATGTAACTGTACATGATGCATTGCGGATACCGCCTTGTGAGCATGAACGTAAGTCAGCAAACCATTTCTTCAAGAATGGAATCATTCCTGTGTGTTTGATTTCTCCATTTCGTATAGGGGCGCCTAAAGGACGGATACGGCCAATCTCTAATCCTATGCCAGCACGTTTGCTAGCATATTTTGCCATCATTTCGCCGGCAGCAAAGATCGAATCCAACGTATCGTCACTACTAATAAGAACGCAACTGCTAAACTGCTTAGTAGTAGTTCCAAGGCCAGCCAGGACAGGTGTGGCCAAAGTGAAGTGCCCGTCACTTGCACATTCATAATATTCTTTAACATATTTTAGTCTCTTATCTTTAGGTTCGTTATGGAATGCTGTTGCTGCCGCGATAGCATAACGCACCTGTGGTGTTTCATAAATCTGACCAGTTGCACGATTCTGTACAAGATATTTTTCTGCCAGTTGTGCGATGGCCGCATAGGTGTATTCTTCGTCTTTATGATGGTCGATGAATAAATCGATGATATCCCATTCTTCCTTGGTATACCAATCTAAAAGCTCGGCAGTGTACATGCCGGCGTCCACATTTTTCTTAACTATGTCGTATAAAGGTGGAGGGGTGTATTGTCCGTAGACACTTTTACGTAGCATAGACACTTTCTGTCTGCCTGCTACATATTGATAATTTACATTGTTGATTTCTGGATTTTCTGTTTCATCGATCAAGTCTACCATTGCCTTTAATAGTAGTTCGTCGATTGTTTCAGTAGTCATGCCGTCATGCAATTCTATTTGTGCTTTGATCTCAATCATTGACGGACTTACTCCATCAATGTCTTTGCAATCAAATGCTACTTGTCTCTGTATTTTACTAATGTCTAATGGTACTCGCTCGCCGCTACGTTTGACAACTGTGATCATGCTCCACCCTGTATATTGTTTTAATTTTAATTTGTGTTACTTCTGTTATTGACTTAGATTGATATTTACCTAGGACGTTTTAAGGGCATGACATTTTCAACCCTGTATAAACTAGGTATAGAATCCATAGCGGCAACTACGTGATCCTTATAATTTAAAGCCCAACTATTATCTACACATAATACATTGTAGACTCTTTTGCCTTGATCGTCAACTATTGTGCGTATCTCCATGTCTGATTTAGAGAATCGTTCGGTTAATAACATTGTCCAACCCATCATGATACTAACGGTAAAATCATCGTATTTGTTACGTTCGATGATTTCCCAAGGAGTAGGCCAATTACCACTGTAGTGTTGGTCTATTAGATTGTTGAATGGGATCCGTGGTGCACCGTCCCAGAAATGGACGACAGATTCCAGAGGACTAGGTAAAGTTTCTAGACTTTTTCTAAATTCAAACCAAAGATGAAATCTTTGATCTGGTTCTTGTTCAAACATTAAAATAACTGTGTATAATGGAAAGTTAAACTTGTTGCTACACTACCGATAGGATTAGTAACACCAATGGCCAGTGCATTTGTTGTTGTGTTTATACTAGCTGACCATTGTATATCGCCTGTCAAACTGTTTGCTCCAGTATATTGGAAACTGTCATATACTGTTGCTGTATTTGTACCTACCAACACTTGTACCTGTCCAACTCTGGTTACACCCAATGATGGCTGTGTAGCTGTATAATCTATTTTAACTTGTTCTGAATAACTGGTCAATGCTAATGTTAGTACATTTGTTGGGAATGCCTGTACTGGTAAAGTTACTAATGGATATGTAGATTTATTAGATTCTACATACGCATGACCTTTGATCGCAGGCAGCATTGGGTTTGGAGTTCCAGTAGCATTTGCTACTTCGCGACTGAACCAATCATTTGTTGACCTATTACCCGGAGTATAAAATCCAACTGCTTCTGATGCTTGTGCGCCATCTGTGCTCGGATCTGCGTTGTTACCGCAGTCATTATAAATGTTATTAGCACTAACAACTACGTTTGATACGTTATTGGTATTGGTTGCGATCCAAAGAGCTTGGTTTAGGGTTGTATTAAATTTATTATCTTTAACATCTACGAACAACGGACCATTGCTTTGTGTAGTAAGGTCGATTCCGTTTTGTGGCCAAGGATTAATATTGATACCATTTTTTACTACGGTGAACACGTTTTTAGACATGAATAGATTGTAAGAATCATATACAGCATTGATTCCTGCTTGTAGGTTATTAAAATAGCAATTTTCTATATATAAATTTTCTGTAGTGTTGGCACCTTGTCCACGGACGTTGATACCATAGGCCGCCGTAGGTAATGCTGAAATACTAAGAGTAGAGCCACCATCAAATTTGATTTCTCTAATATAAGAGTCGTGCAAACAGTCGACGTTGATCATACCAACATTCCCTGCGTTCAATGTGTTAGTTGAAAATTTAAGAGTCATTCCAGTCAACGCGATATTTCTAGGACGGTTTGTGGAACTAGGCAGATTAGGATAAACTGTATGCACACCAGGTGTTGAGTCTCCGCCGCAGGTTTGGAATATGGTATTTTGCGTAGATTGTACTATGACTGTTTTGTCTATTCCTGCACCTTGTATAGTTGCATTAGGAGGAATATAAACTGTGCCTGTTACGAGATATGTACCGGCCGGAATTTTTAATGTTACACGACTTACGGGCAATGCTTTGTCTGCGTTAAGATATAATTGATCAATTGCTTGCTGTAATATAGCAGTGCTATCAGAGTATCCTGTTGGGTCTGCTCCAAAGTCAGCGAGTGTTACAGAGTCGTCTAGTTTATCTTGTAGTGTTCTTGAAACGGGATTATTTGGGTTACTTCCAGTAACTATAGTCGAACCACTGTTTCCTTGATAAGAATAAGTACCGGCTAATTGGAAAATATTGCTAGTGTCTAGCTCAGTTAAAATTCTAGTTACACCAATCTGCGGAGCACCTTCTGATACAGAACCGTTACCAATATATAGACGCTGTGCATCGATAGACCAAGCAAATTCACCGCTTGAGAGTGACGGAACACCAGTTTGACTTTCTTGTCCTCTGCGGACCTGTATTTTCGAGATCTGTAAAACAGCCATGTAAATATCCTCTTAACAAGGATATTTATCTTATTACCATCCTCGCCAAGTAGCTGTCAAATAAGGTAAGTTTACTGCGGCTAGTTTCTCGTTCGGTGCACATATCATATTTTGCCCATCGTCAACTATGAACCAGTGGCTGTAATCTGGCACTATTTGGTTAACTACTGCTTTAATGGTTTCGTGTATATAAGAACCTTGGCAGTTGTTATATTCAACCCATAACCAAGGACGGTGTGCTTGGATAGTTTCTGCGGCACCACGGATAGCGTTAGGTTCATAGCCCTCTACATCTAGCTTGATAAAATCTACTTTGGGCAAATTTAAACTGTCTATAGTAACCATTTGGGTTAGATTAGGATTAGTGTAATCAAACGCTGATACTTCTGAATCAATTGACACAGATCCGTAATCATCTACTTCTTTATAGTTTACGTCTGGCATACGGACAACACCAATGGTGTCGCCTAGTGCTTGATTATATACGTGTACGTTGTATAAGTCATTGATAGCTACTGTACCAGCGAGTGCGTAGAACAGACGCTTTTGAGCTTCGAATGATATGATTTTAGCTGATTTACCTTCGAGTTTACGTGCTAATGGTACTGTTACGAACCCAATATTAGCACCTCCGTCAATTACTACAGCATCATCAGGAAGGCTATCTACGATCATATACATACGATTTAGTTCGTCTTCGATGTGTGTCTTACCTGTAGTTTCTAATGCGTCACCCTGGAACTTACAATATTGATTTACAACAAACTGTCCATAGTCGCTATCGTATAACTTAAAGTCGCTCATATTTCTAAATACTCTCCGTCTGGACCAGGATGGCCTCCGTCTACTTCTACACCGTAGTTTGCGTGTACGAAAATCTTCTCAACTGAATTATCTTCGATGCCAAGTTTAGGAAACTCTTCTTTGATAATATAAAATGCTGTTGCACCCCAACGATCAACACCATATAACTCATAGCCTTTTTCGTTGGCTAGTTTAGTGATGCTGTCTAGGCTTGATCCCATGTATCTTGTATGGTTCCAAACATAATCGGGATTATAAGGAGGAACAGCTAGGGTACCAGGAGTTTTAACTCCGTTGTATTCGATAAGCACAACACGTGGCTTATATTCTAATGCTTTCCAAAGCCAGTAGTCCATTCCGTCTACATCAATGCTTAACAAATCAAATTCTTTAGGAACTTGCCCTTCAGCAAATACATCATTTATATTTTCTGCGGTGATAAAACTTTTAACCACTTTAACTGGATATCCGGCGCAGTTAGCAACAATCTGTCGATACTGATTTTCGTCGCACTCAATGTATGTCGCAGTCCAGCCGTCTTGTTTGATAATTTTTGAAGTGTGTTCATCGTGGAAGTTATAAACGCCAAATTCAACGCAGTGTTTATTAGTAACTCCGATTTTATCAAACACCCAATCGATGTCTGGTATTAAACTGTAATTGTTCATGATAATAATTCCTTGTAGCCTTGCATACCAATAGTATAATATTCTTCTACTTTTTCTAGCCAGAGGTCTTGATATTTGTTAAACTCTGACGGTTGTAGTGTAAATTCTTGATATTGTAAATCTCTTGAGCACATGAATACAACACCTTTGCGTATGTCTGTTTTATATACTTCGTTATGTGCTAGGATGTAGGCTACTAGTTGCATCTTGTAATCTTCGATCCATTCTTCTTTTTTAGGTTTATTGGTTTGTTTATAATCCATCACAGCAGGTTCGTCTGCGTGTACGCCCACCAGGTCAGTGGTCCCCGAATATAGTCCTGGGAAGTAAAGACTCTGCTCAATCGCCCATACTTCATTTACTCTGCTTAATCCGTTTTTGATGATGACATCGGCCATCTTGTTAGCCTGTACATGAACAGCATTATTACCAGGCATGCGTTCGATACCAGCGATAAATCTTTCGAGATTATTATGCATGGCAGTACCAATGCCAGCGGCTTCGGTTGTAATTTGTTGTGCTTTATCCCAACCAATACGATCACGCCACTCATTAAGAGCAGTCATGTCTTTAGTAGCACTTAGGATTGTTGTTACACTAGGTAACTTCTCGCCGTCTGGAGTAGCATAAACACGTTTCCTGGTTACAGGATCGTTTATCTGTTTACATGCTTTGTATTGGAATCGTTCAACGAACGGAGGCGGATTGATTATAGATGTAGTCATATACACTAATTATAACAGCTAATTAGTGTTAGGTCAAGTCTTTGGAAACTACGTTGTGTGCCATTTGATCCACGGATTTACCACGTGCATTATCTGGTGTATTTTGTTGAGCTGGTTCAGCTTCGCCTGCTGAGGTTTTTAGAATGATCCCGTCTTCATTAGCATCTTGGACGATGTCATTGAACGCTTCGGGATCTTGTTTCTGTAGTGATTGGAACGTGGCCAAATCCATTTTTTCGTAACCTAATGGATTCATTAATTGGCTGATTGAGTTAGGACCTTCCCAAGGAATTTCGGCAGGCATATCGTGAGTATTTGCCTGCCCCTGGATATTCCTTAATGCTGTTTGCAGATCAGTGACTGCATCACCTGCAAACTCAACTAGGCGCATATTATCTGCCTAGGATTGCCATCAAACGATTGCCACGCTCAATGCTTTCACGCATTTCACGGCCAGTAGTTTCTGGACCACCTGCGGCAGCATCGCTAGCACCGAACTCATCACC